GTGCGAACGTACGGTACGCGGAGATACCTGGTCACTTCGTTCATTGTTGGGAAGTGGTCGGTAGGGATGCGGAATCCAGATTCTGATTCTGTCATTGAGTGTAACATGACATCGCGTTGAGTGTGCAGCTGTAGGGCGGTGATTCCCATTGAGTCGAGGTCGTTGAAGATGGCTTCGCAGACTTGAGTGACTTCTTTGTAGCGGTACATCGATGCGTATTGGATACCACAAACTCTAGCTTTTAACAGCTCGAGAGTAGGCTTTTGACTACGGGGATGAAGTAACTGAGCAAGTAATTTGCGCCAGTCACGAGTTGGATACCCGTTTTCGTTGTAATAGCCAAGGACGCCAACACCTTCAGGAGAGTTGAAGATATCAGTTTTGTCTTGACGTGCAACGTGGTCAAAGTAGTAGGAGGCGAGAGCTTCGAACTTAGCCTTGAACTCTGCGTGCTGATTCGCAGGTATGTGAAAGCGTAAGAATACGAGACTGTCGTCGCCTTGGACTTTAATCCAGATCTTGGAGATGTCGAAACCCATAGCGTCTAGGATAGTGAGGATCATAACCATATTGTAGAATGAATCGAGAAATTGAGTCTCGAACAAACCAGAAGGTATGCCACGGAAAAGACGTAGGAAAACGGAACCGTCCATCATGCGGAAAGGCATTTGGAAGACAGCTTCATTTGTCCAGTCCCAGAGTCGTTGGATGAACTCAGGATTAGTTGGGCTTGACTTATAGAACTTCGTTGGGTAGTACCCGTTGAGGTTGATCTGTAAAGTCGTTCCATCATCATTGAAGAGTGCAGCAATTGCATGCCGCCAAGGATTGTTTCATATCCCCAGAGGAGAGGGGAAAGTTCCTTGTTTTCAAGATAATAGCGGAAGAGAGGCCAGAAAAACATCGCTCTTGGAAGAACGTGACGTTTGGAAACGCCAAAGACGATTCTGATCTTTCTTTCGTCGGAGGGGGTGAGTGCCGGTTTAACGTGCAGGTTGATAAGCGGGAACAGTGTCATGGGGTCTGAGATCTCTGAGCGCTTGATGCGATGGAGAAAGTGTCGGACGTCCATAAAGACGGCGTTCTTGAGGTTACCAAATGACATTCTTCCGTCGGCGAGTAAGCCAGCGGCGTGAGCGTCTTGAACGGCGGTCTTGAGCTTGGAGTTGGAGACGTAAGGCTCTTCGACGTTTGGGTGCCAGTTCCATTGGTATTGTAGCAAATCAGTGAAATGCACAGGGCGAATCTTCTTGGGTGGGCGGAAACGTTCTGTCGTCTCGATGAGAGCGCGAAAGAAGTGTTCATCTTCTGGGATCTGATGATCGGGGAGGTCGCCGCGTTGGAGCGCGTTGATGACGTCGTCGATTGTAGCAGTCGGGTGATGAAAATGATTCACTATGTAGTGAACGTCTGGACCTTGGAGCACTTTGCGTAACGCTTTGATGACTACAGCTTGATAAGCTAAGTATCGCGTGTGATCGCGGTGCGGAGTAGTGGTCGGTGCCATCCATTTGACGAAGGAGTAGTTCGTCGTGAAGTATTGAGGAGGAGAAAAGTTGAATAACTTTCTTGTCCCTTCGATTAGGTTGTAGATGAGGTTGAACATGATATTTAGGTCGTGATTTGACCAGAG